ATATAGTATAAGATAAAGGTATATTAGCAGTTGGTACAAAACTTTGTTTTAACTTAATTTCCATTTTAGAGTTTAAAATTGATGGGTCCAAAGCGTCTATAAGAGTTAATAAATTAGATCTTCTAAAAACTTTATTAAATTTTTTAAGATTAGTTGTAAAAAAATTGTTTATTGTATTTTGAACTTGTGTTTGAAGAGCTTGTGAAGTTGAACCTGTTAAATCTGGATCTAAATTAAAGGTAGTTGAAATTTCTAATAAAGTTGTTACAGGATCTACATATTCTGTATTTATCGACATAATTGCCATATTATCTGTAAGGTCTGTTTTAATTCGGTCTTTAACATTTTGTTGTCTTGATGCACTTACACCTGCTTTAAATTTTAAACCAATATACGTTACTCCGTATATTGCTGGTATAGAATCTGCACCACTGTATGATGTTACATCATCTAAAAATCCGCCATAATTTGATTGTATTTGAGCTTTATAATCTTCTGCAGTTACTAATCTTCTTTGAGAAGTAAAAGCTATAGGAGCGTTTTGTCTTATAGACTCAATACTTTCTTTATATGCACCACCAGCAGAGGCAGCCTCAGTTGTTGTCACAAGAGTATAATCTACGCCATTAACAGTAATATCCGATGATGGCGAAAACGAAGAAGCATTATTTGCAACTGTACCTTGTGTTGATAAATAATCAATTACTATTTTATTACCAGCAACTGGTGCTTTTCCTGAAGTTGTGCCATCGCCAAATAGTATTTCGTAAAATCCATTTGGAACTTCTTTTATTTGAAAAAACTTTGAATCATCATTAATTCTCAATGCGCGTTGTATGTTAATATAAGTATCAAATGAAGATGAACTTGCAGTTGGAAAAACTCTTACGCGTATAGTTGAAGTGTCCATTGTAATATCTGGAATTACATATACTTGATTATCAGCTACGTCACCTACAAAAAAAGTTTTAGTTTTTTCTGTACCTTCAAAAACTGGTATAGCTACACCATCTATAGAATTTAAAAACTGATATAGTCCTGTTCCATCATCTATACCTATAAAATTTTCTCTTGTTTGAAAGGTATATGAAATTTCTCCAACACTTGACGTAAATGATGTGCCTCTTGGCAAAGTTATAAGAGTCGGTCTTGTCTCTGCTGATATTTGAACAGCAAGATTTAAGTCTGCTTTTGATGAAGAATATGATTTTGGAACGTATCCTAATCCTTCTGCTAGTGATGTCACAGAGCTTCGAAGTTGCGCTGTGTTTATGAACGATTCGTTAAGAGCAAAGTTTGCATTTAAACCCATAAAATGTGTATTATATGCCAATACATCTAATATATTACTTAAACCTGATGCTTCAAAATCGTAATCAGCAAATTCTGTTTGTTGCTTTAAATAATCTTTTAACCTACTTTTAATAGTGTTAAAATCTAATTGAGTTGATCTAATAGTTGTTGCCATTTATCTTAACCTCGTTAAGTTCACTTGTGTACTTTCAATTTGTGATGTATTAATCATTTTAAAAGTAATTGTGACTTTTATTTCGTGTGAATCATCGCGTAAATTTGTATCAATATTTAATATTTGAATTCTTGGTTCGAATATTTCAACTGCTTGTATTATTTGATCTCTTAAATCTTCATCATCAACATCTGTGTTTAAAGCAAAAAGAAAAGAATTTAAATTACCACCAAATCTTGGTTGGAAAGGCTTTTCACTAAAGTTTGTTAATAATAAATTTTTAATTGCTTGTTTTACAGAAGCAGCATGTTCTTTTTTAAAAATGTCACCAGATGCTTTGTTTGTAAAAGTTAAATCAATATCTTTATAAGTTTCAGTTCTACTTGAAATTAAATTACTAGTTCCTATATTACCATCTTCAATTGAAAAAGCTCTTATTGGCATTATGTTTCCTTTTGATCTATTTATATAAGTTATGCGTCAACAGTTGTTCTTAATACCTCTAATAATTCATTTGTAACCTGATTAATATTATTATATCTTGTTTCTACGTTATTATTAAATGTAACAGTCCAAGGTGATATTACTTCAGGCATTACTAATATAATTTGAGCATTAAGTGTGCCATCTGGATTATAATTATCGTAATCTAAAATCATTTTATCAAATTGTATATTATCTTTCCAATATACGGCTAAATCAAATGTTTTTTCTATAGCAATTTTACCGTTTAATCCAATTAATTCATATACAACAGCTAAACCTCTAGACATTAAGTAATTTAATCCGTCACTAACATCTAAGTTTTCACCGGGTTCTGCTCTATATAATCCTTCTACAACTTGTAATCTAAAATCTTTAAATTCTTTTGTTGAATCTTGAGAATTAATTGTTTTCATTGCTTCTGCATGTAATACATATTGCTTTGCTAGTAAAACTTTTTGATTGTCATCTGTAATATGTGTCAATGTTACAGGATCGTTGTCACCACCAAGAAACTTTGCCATTGATATTCCAGACGCAAGTTTTGTTTTACTTGTTATTGAATCTTGAAATACTGGATTGTATTTTTGATCTACCAATAAATCTACTGTTGAAACTGCCATTGTTATGCCTTATATAATTTAGTTGAGTTTTGACTTCTACCTAATTCGTCATTTCCTCTTCTTGCTGCTGTTTCTTTACCAACTATTCTACCCGTTGATAATGGTGAAAGCCTTGTAGCAAAAGGTGATATTGTGCCATCTGATATAAGAGCTGAAATAAACGTAGTGTTACTTGCGTTATTTGGATCTCTTAATTTTGATCTAGCTTCTTTAGTATTTAAGTCTACCTTAGATACACCACCGTAATGTGCTGTACGATCTAATCTGTTAAACAATTGATTAAAGTCATCAATATGAACTCTTCTGATTGCCACACCTGAATTCTCTAATGCATCATTTATTATAGCTGTTGTAGGTAAGACGGTATCGGAATCTGCAGCAGTTGTAGTATTATTTACGTTTGTCCCAGGAGATCCAGCACTTCCATTGGGTGCTTCGCCTGCAGTTGTCGCAAAGTCTGCTTGATTAGCATTATCTGCTTTACCAGTTAAGTCACCATGAAATGTTGTAGCATACATTGCAGTAGCATGAACTGAAGTTGAGTTAACTCTTGGTATGTGCGCAGTATGACCATAGTAGACCATATTAGCACCTCCAATAGTTCCACTGTCACCTAATACTGCGAGTGATGATGCTGTAATGTTAGCGCTCTTTGTTGAAAGAGTAACTTCATTTTCAGCAGTCATTGTTAGTGTTCCTCCAGCGGCATAGTTATGATCAACCTGCACATTTTCAGCGAATGATCCTTTTATAATATCATTCTTGTCACCATGTATTAGCGTAGTGGATCCTCCACCAATAGTTTCTGACTTACTTCCTACAATTTGAGTTTCAACAGTTCCAGCAACATCAGTAATAAGGCCTCTTCTTATATTTTGTTCCATATCGCCTTTGACGTTTACATTAAAGTCTCCACCAACTTCAACATCAAAATCTCCTGCAACTTTTAGTTTTAAGTTACCGTTATATTGTAGTTCACCATCTCCATCAACTACAACCTTTTCATCTTGTGCTGTAACTCTTACTGTATTTTTTGTTGATGAATATACTACAGATCCATCTGCTCGCATTTCTACGCCTGAACCAGAATTATGTCTTATCATAACTCTTTCAGAGCCTGGTGTGTCGTCGTATTCAACAATATGACCTGATGCAGTTTCTTTAACTTGTGAATTAGGATAAGTTGATACTGCTTCTTCATTTAAATCAAAATCAATATCTTTTACTGAACCACCTAGTTCAACGTTTACTCTTTTAAATCCTCTTGCTATTTCGTTGACTGATGATGTTTCTTCATATTCAACTTTAGGAAATATACCGCTAGGATCAGAAAAGCCGTTTTCTTTATTTTTTAAAGAGCTAGCTTTTCCTTCAGGTACTATAAAGTTTTGAGATTCCATTGACATTTAATTATACTCCAAATCCAAATGCTCGAGCTAATGATTTTGCGCCATCTACTGTTTTTATGCCAAGATCTTTAGCAAAACCATCAATTTTAGTTTTATTCGTATCTAATGCTGGTGTTAAAGATTTAATATCTGTATCATTAGTAACTTTAATATTTGAACCTTTAGCTTCATTAACCGCCTTATTTATTTTATCTTTTAAATTCAATTTTCCACTTCCTATATCGTTTAAAGCTGTTTTTAAATTAGTTATATTTTCTTCTTCGTTAGCTGGTAACTCTTTACCAGTAACTAAATCTATATTTTCAAATTTACTTTGTATTTTACTAAAACTAAAAGGTTCTACTGATTTTGTTTTGGAACCTTGAGCAATAACTGAAGGCTTTATATAAACTATTTGTTTTCTATTAGGCCCATTACCACCTTCTTCTGGATTATCAATAGAGTTTATTTTGCCATATACATCTCTTAAAGAATCCATATCTATTCCTGGACCTATTTTATTTGCATCCATTTCATAATCACCAAATAAATTAACACCTGGCAAAACTTTATAAGCTTTAGATACTAGTTTTTTTAATGATGCTAATTGCTCATCATTAACTGGATTTTCAGTGTTTGCAACAATAGTAACTTGAACACCAGTTAAATCAAAAGAAGAACTATTTGGATTTCTAGTTTCATCTATAGGTCTACCTCTTTGTATTCTTCCATCTGTCAATATTAAGTAATGAGCTTGTATTCCATAAATCTTAGGTTTAACATTTATTTTAACTAATGCACTTTTAATGTTTTTTTCGCTATCAATTAAATTTTGTAAGTCATTTGTTTTTGATATTTCATGAATGGAATTAGCGTTCACTTTTTCTGGTGGACCCCAAATTTTATCAGTCCAACCTACAATAAAAGCTACAACCTGATTATTATTTCCTGTTTTTATTCTAGAACTATTTGAAAATTCAGTTTCTAATTCATCAGAAGTATCTACAAATTCAAATTTATGTGTTTTAGGCGTATTATATCCAGCCCACGTAGATTTATTAAAACCTAAATTAGATATATTACCTGGTGTCATATTCGGCGTCAAAGAGCCTTTTTGTATTAATTTATTTGTATTCGTATCTAGTGAAAGTTTTCC